ACTTAAGAAAAATTTCAAGTTAAATATAAAACGAAAAATGGAGGAAGTCAAGATGTATTACGAAATAGGCAATATCATACGCAAAAATATTCATGTTAACGGATTCGATTTTAAGCTATTCATTTTAAAAGGTCATATGGGCATATCAATACAAGTTAAAGATATGAACAACGTACCAATTAAACATGCTTATGTCGTAGATGAGAATGACTTAGATATGGCATCAGACTTATTCAACCAAGCAATAGATGAATGGATTGAAGAGAACACAGACGAACAGGACAGACTAATTAACTTAGTCATGAGATGGTAGGAGGTCGCTATGAAGCAGACTGTAACTTATATCATTCGTCATAGGGATATGCCAATTTATATAACTAACAAACCAACCGATAACAATTCAGATATTAGTTACTCCACAAATAGAAATAGAGCTAGGGAGTTTAACGGTATGGAAGAAGCGAGTATCAATATGGATTATCACAAAGCAATCAAGAAAACAGTGACAGAAACTATTGAGTACGAGGAGGTAGAACATGACTGAGGAAAAACAAGAACCACAAGAAAAAGTAAGCATACTCAAAAAACTAAAGATAAATAATATCGCTGAGAAAAATAAAAGGAAATTCTATAAATTTGCAGTATACGGAAAAATTGGCTCAGGAAAAACCACGTTTGCTACAAGAGATAAAGACGCTTTCGTCATTGACATTAACGAAGGTGGAACAACGGTTACTGATGAAGGATCAGACGTAGAAATCGAGAACTATCAACACTTTGTTTATGTTGTAAATTTTTTACCTCAAATTTTACAGGAGATGAGAGAAAACGGACAAGAAATCAATGTTGTAGTTATTGAAACTATTCAAAAACTTAGAGATATGACATTGAATGATGTGATGAAAAATAAGTCTAAAAAACCAACGTTTAATGATTGGGGAGAAGTTGCTGAACGAATTGTCAGTATGTACAGATTAATAGGAAAACTTCAAGAAGAATACAAATTCCACTTTGTTATTACAGGTCATGAAGGTATCAATAAAGATAAAGATGATGAAGGTAGCACTATCAACCCTACTATCACTATTGAAGCGCAAGAACAAATTAAAAAAGCTATTACTTCTCAAAGTGATGTGTTAGCTAGGGCAATGATTGAAGAATTTGATGATAACGGAGAAAAGAAAGCTAGATATATTCTAAACGCTGAACCTTCTAATACGTTTGAAACAAAGATTAGACATTCACCTTCAATAACAATTAACAATAAGAAATTTGCAAATCCTAGCATTACGGACGTAGTAGAAGCAATTAGAAATGGAAACTAAAAATTAATTAAAAGGACGGTATAAAAATTATGAAAATCGCTGGTAGAACACAATACATTCAAGAAACTAATCAAGAGGCATTCATGAAAGGCGGGGACTTTTTAGGAGCTGGAGAATTTACAGCGAAAGTTGCAAATGTCGAGTTTAACGACAGAGAAAACAGATACTTCACAATTATTTTTGAAAACAACGAAGGTAAACAATACAAACACAACCAATTCGTCCCACCATTCCAACAAGATTATCAAGAAAAACAATATATCGAGTTACTTAGTAGATTAGGAATTAAATTGAACTTACCAGATTTAACTTTTGACACAGATCAATTAATTAACAAAATCGGAACTATTGTACTTAAAAATAAATTTAACGAGGAACAAGGTAAATACTTTGTAAGACTCTCGTATGTAAAAGTTTGGAATAAAGATGATGAAGTAGTTAATAAACCAGAACCTAAAACTGACGAGATGAAACAAAGAGAACAGCAAGCAAATGGGAAACAGACGCCAATGAGTCAACAATCAAACCCATTCGCTAATGCTAATGGTCCAATAGAAATCAGTGATGATGATTTACCGTTCTAGGACGTGGTTTAAATGCAATACATTACAAGATACCAGAAAGACAATGACGGTACTTATTCCGTCGTTGCTACTGGTGTTGGACTTGAACAAAGTCACATTGACTTGCTAGAAAACGGATATCCACTAAAAGCAGAAGTAGAGGTTCCGGACAATAAAAAGTTATCCGTAGAACAACGCAAAAAAATATTCGCAATGTGTAGAGATATAGAACTTCACTGGGGCGAACCAGTGGAATCAACTAGAAAATTATTACAAACAGAGTTGGAAATTATGAAAGGTTATGAAGAAATAAGTCTGAGAGACTGTTCTATGAAAGTTGCAAGGGAGTTAATAGAACTGATTATAGCGTTTATGTTTCATCATCAAATACCTATGAGCATAGAAACAAGCAAGTTGTTAAGCGAAGATAAAGCACTATTATATTGGGCTACAATCAACCGCAACTGTGTAATATGCGGAAAGCCTCACGCTGACCTAGCACATTATGAAGCAGTAGGTAGAGGCATGAACAGAAACAAGATGAATCACTACGACAAACATGTATTAGCGTTATGTCGCGAACATCACAACGAGCAACATCAGATGGGTGTTAAGTCATTTGATGATAAATATCACTTGCATGACTCGTGGATAAAAGTTGATGAGAGATTAAACAAAATGTTGAAAGGAGAGAAAAATGAATGAATAGACTAAGAGTAATAAAAATACACTCCTAATCGTAATCTTGGCGGAAGAGATTAGGAATGTGATAAACAAAACCAATAATTCAAAATTAGTCTTTATCCAACTTGTTAAAAGCAGCCACAAAAATTATAGCTAACAACATAGTGTTTCGAATTCCGGGAGGCATAAAAGGTAAAAGTTCATTTGCAAGAAAAGTTATAAAAGGCTTTAAATCTTCAAATAAACTACTTTGAAATAATGACGATATTAATAAAGAAAGCTGAGGTGATAACTTTTGGATTTCTTTGTCCTGATTAGAATCACATTGAGCATTATAGGTTTGTATTTGTGTCATGTATTCTCTGAACCCAGCCGTTACAGGTTCCCATTCGATCCGACGGATAGATTTAGCGTTAATAAGCGTGTTTTTGACATATTCGTAACGCAAAAGATTGAAAGTCGTATCTATAGTTTTACTATCTACATCTATCGATTTTTTAACAAAGTCAGAGGTTTCTTCAGAAAATAATGACTTTGAAAAATCAGGTATTTTTATATTAATGGGTTTTAATTCGGTTGCGCTTTTTATCTTCTCTATATTTAACTTAGGTGAATTTTGAATAACGGAAGTACGCTCTGAAATTTTACGAGCAATCTCAATATTTTTTCTAAGGTAAGAGCTGTTAGAAAAACTTGTAGCAACTTTAATTTGGTGCTCCAAAGAATTTATAGTGCGACTAAGAGTTGTTAAATGCTCGATATCAGCCAGTTTTAGAGTCGGAGTAGGTATGTTTACTTTAATATCAGGCACTTTAGTAATTTTGTCTAACTGGAATTGTACTAACGAAGAATAGTCCTTATACATTATATTTCACCTCCAATCTGATGCAAAAGCATTCAGAAAAATTATACCAGAAAGGGGAATCGATATGACTGATCAACCAAGTTACTACTCAATAATTACAGCAAATGTCAGATATGATAATCGACTTACTGACAGTGAAAAACTACTTTTTGCAGAAATAACGTCTTTAAGTAACAAGTACGGATACTGCACAGCAAGTAATGGTTACTTTGCGAAACTATATGAAGTGACAAAAGTTACCGTATCACGCCGTATAGCCAACTTAAAAGAATGTGGATATTTACATGTTGAAATCATTAGAAACGGTAATGAAATTAAACAAAGAAAGTTATACCCCTTAACAGAAATGATAAGACCTATTAACACAAATGATAATACCCCTATTAACAATTCTGTTAATACCCCTATTATCACAAATGTTAAAGAGAATAATACAAGTATTAATAATACAAGTAATAACAATATAAATAGAATAGATATATTGTCGGGCAACCCGACACGCATCCCATATAAAGAGATTATTGATTATCTTAACGAAAAGACTGGGAAGAAGTTTAGCCATAAATCTAAAGCTAATCAAAAACTAATACAAGCTAGATTTAACGAAGATAATTCAAAAGAAGATTTCTTTACAGTTATTGATAACATGACTGCCCAATGGAAAGGCAATCCGAAAATGGATGAGTATTTGCGACCTAAAACGTTATTTAGTGGAAACTTTGATAATTATAAAAACCAAACAGCGAAAATTAATAACGAATCTAATCAATATATAGATGTATTCCAGCGTGCATCGCAATCAAGTATAGAAAATTTACCGTTTTAAAGGAGTGAGAAAGTGGAACCATTCCAGAACTTAGCAAAGAAACCAACTTTGAAGAAGCAAATCATTGAACAAGCATTTGATTTGAAATGCGAGAACTGTGGACGTAAGTACGACTATTACAAATTTGATGACGGTTCAGAATTCAAACATGGTTGTGACTGCGAAATGATAGAGTTCGCCAAACAATCAACTGAAAACTATCACAAGAGAAATAGACGTAGAAAAGCAGAACGCATATTTAAACAATCGATAATGAACGAAGATCTAACGAAAGCAACGTTTGATAATTACAATCCAACTAATAGCCAACTAGAGTATGCAAAAAACTTATGTGAACGTTACGCAAACAATTTCACGTTAGATAATAAACAATCGCTACTAATTCAAGGCTCATTCGGTACAGGTAAATCACACTTATCTATGAGCATTGTTAAATCGGTAAAAGCTAAAGGCTACACAGTGCTATATATGAATGTACCTCAATTGATATCAACAATTAAAAACACTTATAACAACCAAACTGCTATGACCGAACAGGAATTGGCTCAAATTATAAGTGATGTCGATTTGATGGTATTCGATGATTACGGTATCAACATGAACGAATTCGCTACTAGTAAGATGTTCGAGCTTATCGAAAGTAGAATAGGTAAACACAATATCTTTACTACTAACTTAGATGAAAAAGAAATGACAAAAAACAAAGATTTACAACGTATATTCAGCAGAATCATGAGCAATACAACACTAATCAAGATGGACGGACAAGATTACAGGACTAGAGGGTTAAAACTATGATTACCAAAGAATTTTTAAAAACTAAACTTGAGTGTTCAGATGTGTACGCTCAGAAACTCATAGACGAGGCACAGGGAGACGAAAACAAGTTATATGACCTATTTATCCAAAAACTTGCAGAACGTCACACACGCCCCGCTATCGTCGAATATTAAGGAGTGTTAAAAATGCCGAAAGAAAAATATTACTTATACCGAGAAGATGGCACGGAAGATATCAAAGTCATCAAGTATAAAGACAACGTAAATGAAGTTTATTCGCTCACAGGAGCCCATTTTAGCGACGAAAAGAAAATTATGACTGATAGTGACCTAAAACGATTTAAAGGCGCTCACGGACTTCTATATGAGCAAGAGCTAGGTTTACAAGCAACGATATTTGATATTTAGAGGTGGACGATGAGTAAATACAACGCTAAGAAAGTTGAGTACAAAGGAATTGTATTTGATAGCAAAGTAGAGTGTGAATATTACCAATATTTAGAAAGTAATATGAATGG